ATGAAAAAAACAGTACTTTCGCTCTTATTGCTGGCCTGCACGGGGAGCGCTCTGGCCGCGCCGCAGGTGATCACCGTCAGCCGTTTTGAAGTGGGTAAAGACAAGTGGGCGTTTAATCGCGAAGAGGTGATGCTGACCTGTCGTCCGGGCCATGCGTTATACGCGATCAACCCGAGTACGCTGGTGCAATACCCGTTGAATGAGGTTGCAGAGCAGCAGGTGGCCAGCGGCAAGAGCAGCGGCCAGCCCATCAGCGTGATCCAGATTGATGACCCGGCTCACCCGGGGCAGAAGATGAGTCTGACACCGTTTATCGAACGCGCTGACAAGCTCTGCTAGCGTTCAGGTTTCCAATAAAAAACCGCAGATGCTCGCGAAAGCACTGCGGTTTTTTGTTTTTAATGATGATTTAACGCTTTTTTTCTGGCCGCTTTAACTGTGGACTGGAAAACCTGGCGTCGTCATCTATTCTTAAAAGGCAAGGCGACTTAGCCTGCATTAATGCCAACTTTTAGCGCACGGCTCTCTCCCAAGAGCCATTTCCCTGGACCGAATACAGGAATCGTATTCGGTCTCTTTTTATCTATTTGTTTTTCAAAGGTTTTTTCGGTATTAACACGAAATCCCCCGAAAATTACTCGAATATTCCATATCCTGTCTAAACCATAACATACTCTGCACCGCGTGCGTCCAGGTATTTTTTGGTCATTGTTAAACTTTTGTGGCCGAGTAAGCGCTGAGCAAATTCCTCCCCGCGCTCCTTTTCATAGAGCCTGCTCGCCAGACTTCTGATCTCATGGAAAGGAGGTGGATTAGGTCCGAATTTTAACCCGGTCGAATCCCTTATCTCTGCAAAGGCTTGGGTAAGACCGTCAGGCGTTAGCGGCCCCGGCTTTCTTCCCCCGCGGCGGACCGGAGAGTAAAGCATGAAGTCGGAAGGGTTATTCACCCGGCATCGATCAATGACATCCTGCAACACAAGCCCGGCGACGTCCAGCCTCAAATCAAGGGGAAGCGCCAGTTTGTGACCTGTTTTCTCCTGAGTAACGAAAAGCCTCCCGTCTTTAATGTCACTGAACCTGAACAGTGAGATATCCTCCCGCCGCTGGCCGGTGACCAGTGCCAGATCGCATGCGTTTGGCGCCCATTCAGAATGAGTTAACGCTGCCTGGCGGATGACCGTGAATTGTTCGAGCAGTAAGCGTTCTCGCTTAACTTTCGGTGTCGGCGTTCGCGTCGGTTCTGCCGGGTTCCTGTCGACATGTCCTTCCACAATCGCCTCCCTGAAGATGTCCATCAGCACAGACCTGAGCCCGGAAGCCATGCTCTTTTTATCGCAGAGAATGTACGCTTCAAGGAATGAGGCGATGTCCTTTGTCGTGACAGAAGCGAGGGGAATTTTGCCGAACTCTTCCTTAATGGTGGCGATCTGGTTTCGCCTGACCTTCATCGTGTTTGGTTTCAGCTCGCGCCGCTCGAGAATCACCTCGTAACGCTCCAGCCATGCAGCCACCGTGAAAGTGGGCACGTCTTTTATGCGATCCAGTAGAGAAGAGGGAAGGTAATTCTGGTCGATGTAGTTGTTGGCCTCAATGGCCTGCGCAACGGCGTCCTTGCGATCAATCCGGCCAAGAGATATCTCCTGCCCGGTCACCGGATTGCGCCAGCTGTAAAGTCTGTCTCTTTTACGATAGGTCAGGTTACGGGGCAGGTTAGCGTCGTAACGTACTGGCCTTTTCGCCATGAGTCAGTCTCTCCAGTAAGGTGCCGCCGGACGGCAGTTTGGTGTTTTTCGGTTTAGCGCGCAGATTCTTCTTGCGCGGATCCACGTAGATAGCGTCAGGCTGAACCTTATATTCCTTTCCGTGCAGCTCCGGCGCGGGATAAATTCGCCCCTCTCGCGTCCATCGACGCAGAGTAGAAAGGGAGGGTGGAGTCGTGTAGACCTCAGCAGCCCATTCCTGCAAATTGAGAAGCTTAGCCATGAGAACTCCTTAGCCACCTGGCATTATATGCGAGGCCGCATTGACGTGTTGATTAATCGAAATCAGGATGGTAAATCAATGCGCCCACATTAAAAGCAGCCATTGCACACCTTCCGGTTCGTGAAGAAATGAGATGAGAGCGCCCAGCGCCATAAGTGCGGCGATGAGCCAGGTCATGGGATTTTATTGCATGGTGAACTCCCAAAAAGAATGCCCTCACAGTGGAGGGTAAAAGGGATAACGTTGCAGTGCTTTCGCACCCGATAGCCAGCTCATAACTGGCTATCAGTTGCGTCAGTCGTCTTCATCTTCGTCCCAGTCCCCGTCGTAATATGGCGAGGCGAGAAGTGGGTTAGTTGCTGAGAGAATCTCTCCGGCTGCACCCTGTCGCTGAAGTCGACGAAGCGCTTCGAATAGCTCGAAAGCCTCGGTTCGCTCATCACCAATATCGAGGGAGCACGCCACTTTGTGCGCCTCTGTGACCAGAGTTGATAGCTGGTTTCTGATGTCCTGAATGGTGCTCATAGTTCTCCTTACGCCGCGTGCTGGGCACGCAACTTCTTCAGGTGTTCTGCTGTTTCGATTTCTTCGGCGATCCGCTCAGCCTGTGCTTTGGTCAGCGGCTCGAAATCCTGATTAAAGCGGCCCATGCTGGCGATGCAGGTGCGACCGTTGCGGATGTAGTGGATTACTTCGTGGGTAGCGCGGAGGATTTTGCAGGGCGCGCCGTGGGGATCGGCGTACCAGGTATTAGGCTGGATTATCCTGAACATTGGCTGACTCCTGATTGCGCTTTAATTCCTTTCGGTATGCTGCAACCTCTTTGGCTTTCCTTTTCTGCCGCGGTGATGGCTTTGCGTGCTCCCAAACAAAAGGCCAATTGCTACCCCATACCAACCAGCGTCTATTGCTGATTCGATATGTGTTATTGATGTGAGCACCAAGCAGCCTACGGGCTTGTCGGTTGTTCATGACAGTCCCCTCTGCTTATTCCTTAGTTCGATAACACCCTGGCACTCCGCGCACGTCTGGCAGCCGGGAACGGCAGCGCGCCGCGGCTCGGGAATTGGTTCGTCGCATTCTTCACAACGCTCAGCTGACACTGCATTACGGTCGATGCGGTGAGCGGAAAGGGCAGCGTTACGCTGAAGCTCTTCAATCTCCGCTGCGGTATCTATGATGTCGGCCATATTATGCGTCCCAGTTGATGCCAGCCGACGCAAGCTGTCGGCAATGCCTGATGATTTGAGCGCGGGTTACATCACCAATACGCCACGGAGAGTAAAACGGGGTTATGTCGATTGGCTCATTACCAGAGAACTCGGCATCATCTGCGCGATTAATCCCTTCCCAGTCGGTCGTCTGCTGAATGAGAGCGTTATGCAAAAGGAAGAATGCATCATAACTGTCGGCTTCACCCCAGTAGTCAACAGTGCAAACCTGCCACTCCTGGAACCAGAGACCACCGAGATAGCCTTCATCAAGAGTGAACGCCACTGGAGGGTATTGTTTCGGCATGAGAGCAATCAGCAGACGCATCGCTTCAGTGCTGAATTTTTTTTCAATGCGAGCCTTACGGTTTGTGAACTTTTGGCGAGACATAATCAATGCTCCCGGAACTGTCGGTTAATTCGGTTGAAGGTGAACGCCAGCAATAAAAAGGGAGCCTTAAGCTCCCGGGTAATTAGTGCTTTCATGCTGCACCGCCTTCATTCTTCTCGGCTTCGACAGCCATATTTTCAAGCCGTCGAGATAGCTCGGCGGCCAGCGTCTGGAATTCTTTCTCGGTCGCCACCGGGATCGGCACAAAGCGAATCCCGATGTGCGCGAGGTTATTGGCAATTTCGAGGCTTTTTCTCAAATCAACTGGTGAGGCTCTGTTCATGCCGCACCGCCAGCGTGCCGCAGCCAGATGCAAACCGCGCCATCTTCCGTGTCGTGAATTGAACCGACAAACCAACCATCGCCGGCTGGTGTTTCGGGCTGCCACGCCGAAATGTCATAGCCGTCAACATCTGGATCAGCGTCGTCCTCATCACGATAAATCACTTTCCACTCGAGGCCGTTCTTCTCCAGCCATGCGTTGAACTCAATGGGCGATATGGATTCGCGGCCATCGCAAAACTCATCGTAAAGCGGGTGAGTCCAGTAACCGTATTGATCGCGCTCGACGGGCAGAGCTTTAAATTCTGTTGTCATGATGATCTCCATGGTTAGCAAATTCGCCGTGGTATTGCTGCCTATAAACTCTGAGACTTTCTGCGGCTTCTTCTATTGAGTCGAACCACCCAATGTTTATCCTTTCACCATTGGCTTGGCATCTTGCTCGCCAGCTTTGCATTTTTTTGTCCCAGCTAACTCCTTTAACCCCTGAAATGCTGCCCTTTCTGGCTGGTTGATTCATCATGTTTTGAGAGCGTGTGGCCAGTCTTAAATTAACAATTCTGTTATCCGATCTGACATTGTTAATGTGGTCGATCTGCTCAATTGGTGAGTGTCCATAGACGTAAATCCATGCGAGGCGATGTGCTGAATATTTGACCTTGTCTACTTTTATGTAGGCATAGCCTGTGTAATCTACAAACCCAGCGACATCACCTGGATGCATGCAGTAAGCAGTAGGGTTTAGCCAATAAAAAACCCCTGTTGAGGGGTCATATCTAAGCACTTCTTTTAACCTGTTTTGCGTAAGGGTCATTGTTCAACTCCAAACCTTTTATTCAGGCGCCCTGTGTATACGACGAACTCCAGGAGGCTAACTCCCAGAGCTTCTATTTTCTTGTGATGCTTGTTGATAATGGGAGGCACCGTTTCGTTCCAGTTAGGTTTTGGCTTCTTGCGCATGGCCTGCTGGATTTCCTCGGTGCAGCGGCGGCAGGCGGCGCGGATGGCGTTATCTGTTTCTGGCGTCATGCGGCCTCCCTGCTGGCGAGAAGTTTCGCCCCGAAAGCCATCAGCTCGTCCCGGTCCACAGTTGCGAAGTGGCAGTGTGTACGCGGGTACGGTCGCCAGATTATGAGCATCGACCCTTTGTTGTTGCCGCTTACCGGCTTACCGGTGACCGGGTTGATAAACGCCAGCCTCCCGGCAGTGATGAAGCGAACCTCGCTGGCGGTCTGGATAGCCTCCTTGAACCAGCCAACCGATGTGTCTGCCGGAACCAGCATGACCGTGCCGATCTGATTGGCGCTCTCTGCGGCGGCCTTCTTAACAAACGGCATGATTTCGCTGTATGGCGGGTTCAACCAGACGTATCCGGGAATGCTCAGGTAATCAGCCCAGGGCGTTTCCAGCGTGTTCTGCTCGGCTGTGATGAACTTCCGGCACAGTGCGTTATGAGGAGCCGCGGCGGCATCCAGTTGGAAGCAGAACTCAGCATCAAGGGAAGTGAATAGTGCTGGTGGAGTGCGCCAGAGGTCGCGCTGGTCGAGCGGGGTTTTACTTCCGCCATAATCACCATTCGTCTTCTCGGCTGGAAGCGCTGCGGCGATGCGCTCACCAATCCAACGCATAACCGGTACTGCCATGCTATTTCCGATCGCTTTGTAGCGTGGCCCGTCCGGGCATTCATCAGCATTCTTCCCGCGCCAGCCGATCAGGGTGTGATTATCAGGGAAGCCCTGAAGGCGCTCACACTCAATCGGTGTTAGGCGGCGAACCTGCATACCCCACCCGATAGCTCCTACACCCATGCCAGCGCGGCCGCCATTCGGCGTCAACAGCGCGTTGGCTGTGCCGTCATTTCTCACTTCGACCGTACTTCCTTCTGATCGCCCTCGGATTGCCAATGTGAATGGTTCAGTAACTATCGCGTTTTCTTGTCCGTTGTTGCGGCCAAGTGTGTGCGCCAGTTCGCAATTGGTATCGGGATCCTGCGTACCGTGCACTGCGAAAGTCTCAGTATCAAAATCCAACCTGATTCCATGCGCGGTGCAGGCGGTCGCCACATCAATATGACCGGCAGTATTGCCACCGCCAAAAGCAATCAGGTGTCCAGCTTGTGCCTGATTGTCGTCTGCGCCACACGTTCCAACGCCTCGTGCAGTAAGGGCGGCAACAGCCTTTTGCGTTTCTCGGCGCGGCGCAGAATCCCGGCGCACGCTGTCGAGCTCAAAAAGTACCGCTGCGGGATCGAATCCTTTTCGAGCACTTGCGACAACGAACACACGGCGGCGTCGTTGGGCCACTCCGAAAAATTGAGCATCAAGGACGCGCCAGGCGATAACCCTTTTTGGTCCAGACACACAACCTGCGTGCGTCCATTTCCCCCCTGCTGGCTGCAACTCACAGCTTTCTCCGGCAAGTCCTGCCAGAAAGCACCCGAAGGCATTGTCTTTGCTGCTGAGTACGCCGGGGACGTTTTCCCAGACGATGATTGATTCTGGCTCACCGCGTTCGCGGCGCTTTGCGTCGATTGCATTGGCTAATTCCACGTAAGATAGGGTTAACTGCCCGCGGTCATCAGACAGGCCTTCACGTAAGCCGGCGATGCTGAATGCCTGGCAGGGCGTACCGCCGACCAGAACATCAGGCGCTTCAACTTCACCAGCGCGCACCGCATCGGCGATTTTGGTCATGTCGCCGAGGTTTGTTACTTCCGGCCAGTGATTGGCGAGGACTGCGGATGGGAATGGCTCTATTTCAGAGAACCAGGAAGGTTTCCAGCCGAGAGGTTCCCACGCTTTACTGGCAGCTTCGATGCCGCTGCACACGCTTCCGTATTTCATGCCGCCTCCTGCCTTTCCCGATATTCCTCAGCGAGCCGCTGCGCCTTTAATGGATTGCTGACCACTTCACCCCATGGCATTAGCCAGCCGTTACCAATGAAGGGAAGGCACAGTGTGCCAACCCTGATGTCGTCGTGAGCGTGAGTCATAGCGATGCCTTTTAGAAGGGGATGTCATCGTCGAACTGAGGATGTTGATTGCTCTGTGATACCTGACGGTTGGCCTGCTGCAGGCGAGACTCAGGGACCGCATTTGGATCCTGCGGATTGCCCCCCCATCCGCCGCCGCTATGTGATGGTGCACCCCAGCCCCCGCGAGAAGAATCGTGAGGTTTACGGTCGTCTTTGTCTTTCATGGTGCGCTCGAGTGTGGCGATCGCTTCTGCTGGCGTTTTGTCGGTGAACTCTTTATAGGTCAGACGACTTCCCGGCTGGAAAACATGGCGCACTTCAAACTTATAGCTGTCACTGCCATCAGTTTTGGTGGTGAGGATTTTTTGCAGGAACAAGCCGACTCGCTTACCTTCCAGTGCCGGCAGACACCATTCAGGGCCGCTTTGCCCCTGGCGCTGTTGCGCCTGAGCGTCTTTAACCTGGGCAGCCCACATGATGGCGGCGATCAAGCCCATACCAAAAGTCTGTGTGCCGTCGCGGCCGAGGAAGTTGATGCGCAGGAAGTTTGCTTTCTGGCCGTCAGCGTCAAGCGAAAGAACAAGTGCCTGCGACTGTGATCCATCCTTGCCGAACTCATACACAGCGGAGGTGATCACGCCTTCGTATGCGCCGGTTTCAGAAATGCCAGCGGAGGATCCTGCTTTGAGTGCTGCTTCTGCCGACTGCTGGTTCCAGGTAAAGCTGATTGGTTGGTTCATCGTTATCTCTCTTATAAGTCAGTGAATTCAGAAATTGCGTTGTCGAACGCCGCCAGGTCGTTATCCATGTCAGTCACTTCCGGACCGAACAGGTCTGGAGGACATTTCACGGTGTCGTTGTCGTCGCCCTTCAACAGGAAAAGGTGTTTTCCGTCGCGCTTGATAATGCGCAGAACGATAGGGAAGTAGCCTTCAGGAGTGAGCTTTTCGTTAAGCATCTTGCCGACGGTCTTCATCCTGATTTTTCCTTCGCTCTCTTCAGTGTGAGCGAGGAAATAGACGCGGTAGTCGTCCGGAAGCTGTGTGGCGGCTTCAATGATGCGCCAGGCGTGCTCCGCCATTTCGGTGAACTTGGTGTAGCCAGTCTCGTAGGCCCGGTCCATGTTCTCGTGCTGCATGACGGCCTGAAAATCATCGATAATCAGTATTTTTCGGCCACTCATCGCAGCGTTACGGATCACGTCAAGAAGATGCCGTCCATTGCGGATATCAACCACGTTCCCGCGCTGGATTGAGTTATCCGGCAGGCGTTTTCCGTGGAGCTTCCAGCCGTTATTACGGAACGGAAGGGCCTTACGAATACAGCGAGCGAGAATAGCGTTTTCCGGGTTAACGTTGCGGATGCTGTACGTCTTGCCATACCCGGAGTCGGCAAGGATGAGAGTCATCACCGCCATGAATTACCCCTTAAGCCAGTGTTTAATGGTGAAGAGAATGTCTTCGTCATCGCTGTTGCTGGACAACCAGCGGAGATAGCCAGGGTCGACCTTCGCAATCTCTTCGAACGTCAGGCCCTTGTGTTTGCCGAACCGGATAGCCTTAATCAGTGAAGGGCTGTTTGAAATGGCGCGCATTTCGCCAAACGTCCATTTCGCCAGGCGACCCATGTACAGAAGCAATTCAGCAGTTACGTAGCAGTCATACAGCGCGCGGTGCGCATACAGGCCTTCAGGCAGTTCAGGTTTCAGGCCCAGGCTGTAACGCAGGTACTGGTTACTGTGGCTAGGGTGATCAGGAAGAAGTGCGCGGGCCAGCTTAGCTGTGCAGATCCATGGTCCGTCGATTTGCGGCAGCTTAGATTTATCGAATTTCGCGTTGTGTGCGACGTAAGCCTGCGCGCCAAGGTAACGCCCGATAACCTCGCCAATCAGCGGGGCGTCAGCGACCATATCTTCAGTGATATGGTGGATAGCCATAGCCTCGAAGCTGATCGCTTCAGTGGGCTTCACAAAGTCGCTCATGGGATTGCAGATAACACCGTCGACAATATCAACGCTGGCAATCTCCAGCACACTACCTTCCAGGCTGGTAGTTTCGGTATCAATAACTCGCAACATGCTTAATCTCCGTAAGGTGGTCGTTAACTGCGTCAAATTCTGCGAGCTGGTGGGCCAGTGATTCGAGGTCTGCCGGCTGCAGGTCATACAGCAGGCAGAGCATGGCAACCATCAGCAATCCGGTTTGCTGAGTCACCATCGCGTTCTCCGTGATGTCTTGGCGCGGGATGGGTTCTGGCGGAAGAACTTCTCAGCGCAGCCTTTGTCGGTGCAGAAATGCTTTTGTGCCGTCGACATGTAGGTTGATACTGTCTGAACAGTGCAATCGCTCTTATGACGCCGCGCGCCGCAGTAAGCACACATTACAGAGCTGATGTGCTCGGTAGCCGAGTCGAGAATGATGCTTTCCGCAAAACTGCCTGGCACACCACGTGAATCGACATACTCGATCATGTTCTCGGTGCGCCCGGCGCTGTTGGTGAATGACCCCCGCCCGGTAAGTTTGATAATTTGGCCGCCGAGTTTCAGTCGGGATCCTTCTGGCAAACTTGCCAGACGTTCAGAGGTTAATCGCTCGTAAGGTTGCATAAAGACTCCTTAAAAGTGCGTGCGAAGGCCGCCCGCGTAATGCCAGGCCGATCGGTTGAATAGGGGGATTAGGCTGTTTTTCTATGCCACGGATAACCGATGGCAACCTTCATTTCGTCGTAGGCTGCCATCCACATGGCACCATCACCGATAAACAGGGCAATGGCTGCTTTACTCTGCGCGGCGCGCAGCAGGTGATGATTGATCATACCTTCACCTCAACCTGTTCCAGGAGGCCAGCGATATGCATCTGCCAGCGGTTAAGTATCAGCTTCTCGCGTGGTGCCGATACCGACGTTAGCTGCCACTCGTTATCGTTGAGCTTTTTGGCGGTGTACTGCTTGCCGTTGTGGGTGACTGTCATGATGCCTCCCGCTTTTCTTTGAGGTCGGCGCGTAGGTGAATTTCTTTCCCATCGGCGGCCGGGAAAATCAGGATGTCATCACGAACCGAGAGTAAGTGCGCTACTGCAAAAAGTGCTTCGTCAGTAACATCGAACTTCTCCCCAGTGAACTCACGAACGCCAGGTGCCAGCTTGCTTGGCTTGGAGCGGCCAGCAAAAATTCGCTTAGTCAGCCCAGAAAAACCTACTGTAATTGGATTGCTCATGATGCCTCCCGGGCGCGGAGCATTGCGTCGGCAATGCTGTATGCATCGCTTGCTAAATCACTAAACGCTCCATAGTTGCATTCGCTGCTGATGATTCCCTGCATAGCCTTCGCCGCGAAGTAGTCACGCAGCGTCATGCCAGGGCCAGAGTATTTGGAGTCGTAATTATCATCTCGGGTCGGAAACGCCTGTTCGTATTCTTTATTGCTCATAAATCCTCTTGGCCTTATCGCGGCGAACGGAACGGTTAATACAAGACTTCAACGCATTTATTCAGTGTTTCAATGGGCGGTGGATGGCCGCCGGTTGTCATAAATGGGCAGACTCGAAAATCTGCCTATGTATGACTGATAAAAAACCCGCCGGAGCGGGTTAATCATTTGTTACTGTGTAACCTTCGTTTTCAAGCCAGCGAACCACATCCGATTCATCCATTGCATCAAGAAGTGATGCCGCCGTGTACTCAGAAATAATTTCTTCAGGCTTAACACATTCAACTAATTCGATACTGTCGATATCGATTTCCATATGCCTATTCCATCCGTCGCCGTATGGGTTAATAGAGTTAATTTGTTTAACTTTTAACGTCGCATCTATTGCCATCGCCTTACCCTCTGTCGTTACCCGCTGATGCGGGAGAAATGCTTTGGCGATTGGATGGCCGGTGCTGATCTCCGGCATAAGGCGCTTTTTAGGCGGCTGGAGCTGACTTATTTGCTTAGCTATCCTCGGGAGTCAGTCACGTCCCCCTGCGCATCAGCCTGCGCATTCATCCAATCCCAAAACATTCCAGTTAGTGCCGGGGTATTTATCCGCGCCCGGCGCGCGCTCCCTTGCTTTCCACAGTCAAAGGAATGCCGTAGACTGATGAATCCACAGTCAAAAAAAGGAATTAGTTATGTCTGAAGTTAAAACTGAATTGTTAGTGAAGGAGCTATCTGCTCGCGTTGATGAGCTGGAAGATAAAAACGCTGCACTTAAGCTTCTTTTAGCTGCGATGTTTGCTTCAAGCACTCCAGAACAATCGCAACAACTAAGGGCGTATCTCTCTGAATGGAAAAGGCTAAACTCTGGTCAGACTCCCGACTCTGTATCCAGTCGTCTAAAAGAGATTGAAAGCGTTGTTGGCGAGCTTCGATAGCAGCATATTCTTGATTGGTCCGGTCGAGCAAAATTTTGACGACCGGATCTATTTTCTCCGTCATACATACCTCTCTGTTTGTTTACCGTCAGCCCCTCGCAAAGAGCTGCTGGTAAAGATTCCCCGATGTTCGGGAACTGAGCAGCAAACCATTCCGGTGCGGAGTCCTCTTCGTGTGCTATACCCGCCACGCGTTACACACCTGCCTCAATCCCATTGGGCGCCATTTCAATTTGCCAGGAGCGCTCCGGGTGATTTGCTGCTTGACTGAATTCTTAATGAGCAGGCGACTTGCTGTCCGCCGCTGGCTAACTTCGCTCAGCTGTCGATGTTTCGTTTCGATGGATTAAAGATACAGATAAAACTGTATTATCGTCAACAGACAAAACTGTATTTTATGGCGTGCGAAACATATGTTTCTGTATTTGTGAGTAATTTATTTTGTAAGGACGAAAAAAAACCGGCCTTAGCCGGTTTGATTAGACGTTTGAGAGGGGGTTTTAGCGTTTGCGGCGGTAAATACGGTGCTCAATCATTACACCGATAATGGTTAAAGGCTGGTGATCGCTGTTAATGACAGGGTAGTCGTCATTGAGTGGGACCAGTTCAAAGTGCTGGCAGCCGAGAGGGTCTATCCATGTCGGGCGGTATTTCTTAAAAGTAGCCTGTGTTCCGCCGTTCTTCGCTACAACAAATTCGCCAGGGGTTGGCTCAACCTCAGGATCGACAATAATAACGTCACCAGCTTTGAAGTCAGGCTCCATTGAGTCGCCTTCAATGCGCAACGCAAAAGTGTGCTGTGACACATCCAGATCAGTGAGGATGTATTCAAGGCTGCCATCGAAAGCCTCGATAGGGTTTTTCTCGGCCAGTGCTCCTGCCTGTACGTAGCTTATCAACGGAACTCTCCTGCTGTTGACCTCTGCCATCGGCATAAACGCGCCGCCGTTCATTAGCCAATCAGCATCGCATTTAAGCGCCTTGGCTATTCCAATTATATTACGTGGCTTGAGAGTTTTCCCATCTTCAATGCTCTGCCATGACTGCTGCCGGATACCGGCCTTCTCAGCAGCTTCTGTCTGGGTTAATCCCAGCTCGATTCTTTTCTGTTTAACGCGATCCGCAAGGCTCATAAATCCCTCTCTCTGTATGCCTTGATAGTCACAGTTAAAACTGTAATTGACAAACAGAAATAACTGTCACAGAATACAGATAAAACTGTGGAGGTGATATGGAAACAATTTCTCAACGCCTCAAGCAAAAACGTGAAGAGATGAATCTGTCTCAGGACCAGTTAGCAAAACTGGCTGGTATGAAACAGCAATCACTTCAGGCCATCGAGGCCGGGACTACTAAGCGTCCACGTTATTTGGTTGAGCTGGCTCGGGCTCTCAAATGTGAACCTGAATGGCTTCTTTTTGGCGATGAGCCGAATAAAACAACAGCCGCTTAACGGCGGCCTTAACAACGAAAGGGAAAGCAATGCATTCACTTGCGTATCAACACAATACCGTAATACACCCGGCAGCGGTGATAAACCGCGCTCAACCTAAGGCGGCGCCAGACCACGAAAAGATCCGCGATGCGGTCCGGGCATGGTCGTCGGCGCTGGACAATCAGGACGTCGTTTCGGCGCTGATCATCAACGAATACCGGGAGCAGGGCGGGACCGCCATCAGCTTTCCGGAAGACATCAGCCGGGCGCGCCAGAAGCTTTTCCGCTTCCTGGATAACCGTTTCGACTCAGAACAATACCGCGAGAACGTGCGCCAGCTGACACCGGCAATTATGGCCGTGCTGCCGGTTGAGTATCGCACTCGTCTGATCGGTGCAGATTGCAAAATGTCTCGCTTGGCTGAGGCCGAGAAAGAACTCGCAGAAGCTAAACAGGCCGTGCTGCTGGACGCTCCAGAGCATCAGAAGCTGAAAGAGGTAAGCGAGGGTATAGCGTCGCTGTTCCGCCTCATGCCGGAGCAGGTAGGACCGCTGATGACGATGGTTACGTCGATGCTGGGGGTTATGTGAGAACTACAAAAATGGCGAAAGCCGGTCTGCGCGAACAGAACCGACTTTCAGGTGCAAATGCAGATAACAAGTGCGAGGTCATTATGACAAATGCTAATCCAAAACGCCAGGCGCAGGAGGTTTAACTGTGTCGAACGTCGCTTACGCAAATTTCGCGGCGCACTCAGCCGCAAGGAGCAACAGGATGGAGAACCAGAAGTCTGGTTACGTCCCGTTGTACCGGAGCATCAAGAAGAAGTCCTGGGCTAAGGATGTGTTCCTGCGCGCGCTGTGGGAGAACCTGCTCATTGACGCAGCCAGACAGCCATACACGGCATTCTTCAAGGGCAAGCAATGGCCTCTGCAACCCGGTCAACTGGTCGTCACTGCTGCAGATCTTGGCCTTCAGTTGTGTGACCGTCAGGGAAACCCGACAAGCCGCGACGCTGTGGAGAGAATGCTGTCAGTTTTCGTCCGCGAAGGGATGATTTCCATCGAGGGAGAGAAGCGAAAAGGCAGGGTGATCACCATCACAAATTACGTCGAATATGTTCAAAAAATGGACGACTTACCCGCACATAAAGCCGCACATACAGGCGCACATTATGAAGCCAGTAACGGCGCTGGTTCAGACGGGTATGCCGCACATAAGGCCGCACAATTCCCCGCACATCATGAACAAGAAGGTAATAACAAGAATATAAATAACTCTACGTCCGAGAATTCTGACGAATCCTCTGACAAGCCCGGAAAGAAACCGCCTGTCATGAAACCTGAAGCGGCAATTCAGAGCGGCACGAAGTGGGGTAACTCAGAAGACCTACGCTGCGCTGAATGGCTGTTCACCATGGTGCAAAGCATTTCACCATCTGCCAAAAAACCAAACTACGCAGCGTGGGCTAACGACATCCGCCTGATGCGCGAGCGTGACGATCGCACCCATTACGAAATCGCTGCCCTGTTCAAATGGGCCTGTAACGACAAGTTCTGGAAGGGGAATGTTCTATGCCCGGCAACGCTGCGCGACAAGTGGACTCAACTCGATATCAAACGCAACAAGCAGCAGACAGGCGAAGAACCTGGCAAGCCGGATCTGGACTTCAACAACACTGACTGGGCCTATGAGGTGATGCGATGAAATCTCTTGCAGAGCAGATGCGTAACCATGACCGCGAGCAGATGAGCCGCATGGCCCACAACCTGCCAGAGCAGTACCAGGAGCGCGCGCCGGTCGAGCAGGTAGCGCAGGTATTCAACAAGCTGTTCAACGAGTTGCGCGCCGCGTTCCCGGCCAGCATGTCGAACTTCCGCACCCAGGACGACCTGAACGAATTCCGCCGTCAGTGGCTACTGGCGTTTCAGGAGAACGGGATCCACTCAATGGCGCAGGTTGATGCCGGTATGCGAGTGGCTCGCAGCCAGGTACGCCCATTCCTTCCGTCGCCGGGCCAGTTCGTCGCCTGGTGCAAACAGAGCGGCGGGGTGCTGGGTATCACCGTTGACCAGGTGATCGCCGAATACTGGGACTGGCGTAACCGCTCGTTCGAATTCACCTCCAGCGAACAATTCCCCTGGTCGCAGCCGGTCATGTACCACATCTGCGTCGAGTTACGCCACCGCAGCACAGAGCGCCAGTTAACGCATGGTGAGCTGGCACGCGAGGCTGGCGATCTACTGGACATGTGGGAGAAGCGCGTCACAGAGGGTAAGCCAGTTCCGCCGGTACGCCGGGCAATTGCAGCACCAGCTGCTGAGCACGGACCGACGCCGATCCAGCTGCTTCAGGCCAAGTACAACCGCAACAAGTCGAACGGGATGGTGTGAGATGAAAGGCAAACAGGCAATTCTGCGTTATCTCGAAACGCACCGGACCTTCACTGCGAAGGATGTTGCCACAGAGTGCGGCATGACCATCAACTGCATCACGAAGAACGCTATCGATCTGGAGCGGGCCCGGAAGATTGTGCGCGTGAGCAAGGTCTGGCGAACGGTGACTTATCGCCTGGCTACGCCGGAAGAGCAGGCTGGTACGGCGCGCAGTTGCACCAACGGAATATTTCAGGAGTGCCGCAACAGCGCGGCTATGAAGCGAGTATTGATGGTTTGGGGGAGGGTAGGGGTATGAGCGTAAAACGTTACGAAGTCAATGGTCCATCTTCAGTATTTGAAGACGAAAACGGAAGTCTTGTGGATTACGAAGACTACGCCTCACTTGAAGCCAGATGCGCGGCGTTGGCTGCGGAGAATGGGGTATTACTCGCAATCATGAATGAGCAGGCTGGAAGTTTTGGCGCTACTTTAGCTGAGGGATTCCATGACGCCGTTATGGAGTCAGGGAGTGATCAGCTGATTGATATCTACCAGCGACGTTTACAGCAAGCCATTCAGTGCATTCCGCCAACCACATCTACCGACGCTTTCCTGGCTGAATTACGGGCTCAAGGCGTGGAGATGTTTGCCAAAGAGATGCATGCAGATATCAGCGGTGATGATGCCCGCGAGTTCGCCGCCCAGCTTCGTAAAGGAGTGCAGTCATGAGCATGATGGATTTCGCAGAAACTAAAAAGGCGATCGACGCTATTACAACCGACTGGTCGATCCGTGGCCCATACCACGAAGACGACGGCAAATATTACGCTTTGCTTCGTGGAGAGTGGGTTGGTGGCGGGCATGTAGGAAAACGAAAAGCCCTTGACGCAATCTTCGAAAAGTTAACCAGCGAGGCAGCCCAATGAGCAACATCGACAAACATGCTTTGACTGCTGAATCAGCGCGCGAATCAGGAAACATCCTGCTCATCGTAGCCGCTCGTATGGCTCGTCGTGAGCTCTTCACGCCACTGCATTGCGTCAGCGAGCTGCCTCAGAAAGTGGTCAGCATGCGCGTATTCCGCGAGGCGCTGGAAAGGTCTGAGGAAACTCTACAGCGTGAAGTATGCAAAATCGTGGATGGCAACGATCGGTTGCAAAAGAATCTGAAAGAGGCTGAGGCAAAGCTGGAAGCCGCAGAGAAGCGGATTGCTGAGCTGGAGCGTAAAGAACAGCACAGTGAACGCCAGTCAGTCATTGATGCGCTGGCTGCTTCGGGTGAAGCATGGAGTGATATCGAAGAATACATGCAGAAGTGGGACGCGGAACGCGCCTCCGCAGCCGGTAAAGGGGAGTGAACGTGAAACCAGCTAACCTGGCACCAGTTTACTGCGCTCTATACCCAGCGCTGGCAGAGATAGCCCGTAAGCATGGTTATGCGATGGCTATTCACGGGACAATGGCGCGTGACTTTGATCTGATTTGCATACCCTGGGTCGAGACGCCATCGAAACCTGAGGAAGTGGTTGCAGAAATCACAGCTACTTATGCCACTACCGATATCACCAATCCTGGGTACAAGCATCACGGTCGCCTTGCTTACTCAGTGTGCTTTGGATTTGGCGAGTTCTTTGCTGACCTGTCATTCATGCCGACCATCGAGGACTAACCCATGAGCACTATTACCAAAGAACAGTTACGCGAACGTGCGCGCGAAAAGGTTAAGAGCCTGGAGTTTGCTGTTACTCAGGCCGCTTTCGCTGATTCTCGCGCGGAGCTTGAAGAAGAACTGGAGCTGGCTCGTATCGCGCTGGCATCGCTCGAAGCGGGGCCTGCCATTCACCGGTGGCGTCGTGTGACCTCTGAACCATACGGCCCCTATCCTTGGCATTATGGTGATTTTATCGGCTTCTCAAAGCCCGTTGATGGGATTGAGGATGAGTATTTTTACTCCGCACCGCCAGCGCCAGCGCCAGTGTCCGATGAAGATAAGGTGTTGGCAGAACAAGCAAGAGCAGTAATTCACTGCCTTGATATGTGCGGTGTTCCATCTGGCGACTATGCGGATAACGAGCAACTTCAGTTGTGGGGAAGGGTAATAGAATATGGCCGCCACCCAGCGTCGGTATCTGTGCCCGCTGCGATGGAAATGGATGATGACTTTGACAGCGCGTTTGAACACGGAAAAGCTGTCGGCTGGAACGCCTATCGAGCAGCCATGCTTCAGGGTGCCAATGGCACCCTCACCAATGAGGGTACCATACCAGTCACGCAATTTAAGCCGGTAGCAGACCTGTACGGCTTAACCTCACCAACTGGCGGTGAAACATCGTTCACTTTCGACGCTGTTGAAGCTCGCGATTTTATTGATGGCGGGTGGTCATGTCAGGAGTACGTGGAGCTTGAACGCTTTCAGGAGGCCGTGAGCGGCAACTCTCCGGTGATTCCGGATGGTTTCTGCATCATGCCGAAGAAGCTGACAGCAGAGAACGGTGGAAAAGGCGCATTGTCTGGTGAGTTTCACGTCACTAATCGTATCGTTTGCCAGTCATGCGGTGGAGAAGGATGCGAGGACTGTAACGATGAAGGTGGGTGGGATGCTGAAATACCTGTGAGTTGGGACACCATCAAGCGAATACATGAGGCCGCAGTTGAAGCTTGCTCGCTGCCAGCAGCACCGCAACAGGAGGTGAAGTGATGGGCAAGTTTACTTTCGTCATTGAGTTCGAAGACGGAAAGGAGCCGCCAGTACATGCCCATATGGAAGCTTTGGGCGGGAAGGTTGTAGCGGTCGCGTTCCGGGATGCATTGAGCGAGGACAATCCTCCGAAGACGATCAATACATATCCTCAGGTGCTTAGCGAGATGCGGTGCTTTATCTGCAATGGTAAGCACCCGATCGGTATCGCCTGCCCATTAAGTTCGCCAACAGTGGTGTCTCATGATGCCTAACCCATTCGATGCAGAAAGGCTGTAAGAAAAAATAGCAAACTATTTTAACTCATTGATATATACACATGTTTTACAATTTAACGGCTTCATTTCCTCTTTCTTGGTGGTACATTCATTTGGCGATGTAAAACCAACAGGAGGCGTTATGAGTATCGATCAACTTTGCATGAAACAAGAGTGTTGGGCATTGGAGATGCTTGGTAGGGTTGGCGCTTTAACGCAGTGCCCCCATCATGAGGGCGCTTATGTTGATGAAGGCGTAGATGAGGCTAACATCTATAAATACGCAGCTGGAGCTTATAAAAAAAGCAATGGTGGTCATCCATTTGAAAATTTTAAAGAGATGACTGATGCCGTTAAAGGCGCATACGAAGAGCACGGTGGAAATGATGTTTGCCCGCTGTGCTTTAAACGCGTGGACGACTAACTCATTGGCCTCTCCGGAGGCCTTTCTCTTACGTTGATTTTGTTGAATCAACCGTCCATAATCATGTCATCGGAGCCTGAACAACTCCGGTGACTTCTGCGCATTTAAGGGGACTTAAATGCGACCACAATATGAAATCCTCACCTTGTTACAGATGCAGAAATGCACCTGCGATTTTCTGCATTCTGCGTTACCTCTCGGAGGTGGCGTATGAAGCAGCAATTCCACCTCGTCAACGACGCCATCAAGCAAAACGCTATCAACTTCATCCGGGAGCTACCGGTGGATGCCAAGCGCCCGTTAGTTCTCGATATCAAGGAGATGACCCGCACACTCGATCAGAACAAAAAAATGTGGCCGCTGCTTAAAGATCTCTCCGACCAGGTTACGTGGTTTGGCAATAAGTACGATTCTGATGACTGGAAAGACCTGATCACCGCTATGGTCGCCAAGTCCAAAAAGCAAGAGCAGCGCATGGCACCCGGCCTTGATGGTGGCGTTGTGATGTTCGGTCAGCGCACCAGTAAGATGACTGTCCGCCAGATGGTCGAAGTCATTGAGGCTATCTACTGGTTTGGCACTCAGCAGAACGTCAAGTTCAGCGAAAAATCTCGCCTTGAAATTGAATGGGCTAAACGCTGGGGTGAGCGCAATGAGTAGCCCACTTTCCCGCGTCATCACAAACGAAATCTTCCGCGTTACGGCGCGCCGCCAGCGCAAGACCGTGGTTAAGCCGTCCGACATCCCGACACTGAAAGGCTACACCGCCAGCCTGGTGGATCAGAAATGGCTGCGTCTCGCGGCGAGGAGAAAATCTGCATGAGCATGTATCAACGCATTAATGGCGCTGAATGGCGCAATATTTTCGTCGTCGGCGATCTGCACGGGTGCTACACGCTGCTGATGAATGAGCTCGAAAAAGTTTCGTTCGACCCTGCGTGTGATTTGCTGATTTCGGTTGGAGACCTTGTTGACCGCGGCGCGGAAAACGTCGAGTGCCTGGAGCTGATTACTATGCCGTGGTTCCGGGCTGTGCGCGGAAACCATGAGCAGATGATGATTGATGGCCTGTCAGAGCATGGAAATGTTAATCACTGGGTGGCAAACGGCGGTGGGTGGTTCTTCTATCTGGACTACGACAAAGAGATTCTGGCTAAAGCGCTGGCTCACAAAGTCACTGAGTTGCCGCTGATCATCGAGCTGTTTACCGCTGAGCGTAAAATCGTTATCTGCCACGCTGACTACCCGCATAACGAATATGCGTTCGATAAGCCAATACCCGAAGAAATGGTGATCTGGAATCGTGAGCGGGTTAGCGACGCTCTGGACGGCATTGTATCGCCGATAGCCGGTGCTGATCTGTTTATCTTCGGCCACACCCCAGCGCGCCAGCCCCTGAAGTATGCCAACCAGATGTACATCGATACCGGTGCCGTGTTCTGCGGAAACCTCACACTGGTACAGGTTCAAGGTGGTTCCCATGTGTAAACCATCCCGCCGCAAGTGCAAAGTATGCGGTGAATACTTCGTGCCGAAATTCCACGACATCCGGATCCGCTGGTGCTGCCCGGAACACGGCGCAATCCTCGCAATGGAAGAACGCGAGAAGGAGAAGGTGAAAGCCGCCGCTAAGCGAATCAAGGAGCAGAAAGAGGCAGAGAAGGCCGGGCGCAAACGCCGCAAGGAACGCCTGGCAGAGCTACGGCCTGCTGGTTACTACAAAGCGCAGGCTCAGCAGGCTTTCAACGCCTACATCCGAGCGCGTGATGCTGATTTGCCATGCATTAGCTGCGGCGAGGCCAACCCGCCTGATCTGCACGGCGGGCAATGGGACTGCGGCCACTTCAAAACGGTCGGCGCCAACCCTGAATTGCGCTTTGAAGAACGCAACGCCCATAAGCAGTGCAAATCGTGTAATGCGGGAGCGGGCAAATACACCGCCAAAGAGGCGACGGTCGCGCAGCAATACGAAGCTGGCCTGGTCGCTCGTTACGGCCAGGAATACGTCGACTGGCTCAATGGCCCCCATGAGATGACCAACTACCGCCGGGAAGACTTCATCCGGATCCGCGATAAGTACCGCGTCAAGCTCAAAGCACTGAAACAGCGGGAGGCAGCGTGAAGACATTCACTCCAGTTGAAGCGAGAAAGTTCGTTGCCAGCACCTGGTATGAAACGACACAGCTTTCGAAAAGAGAAAGGCTGTATGCGAAAGCTCGCGAACTGATAAGCGGCGATCGAGCGGAAATTATCTGTCAGACAGAAAACCCTGAATACAGAAAGTCAGCACGGGAGTGGTGGAATCATGACCAGAGCTGATTTCGAAAAGTATCAGGCAGAAAGCGTTAAGCGCGCCAACCTACCGCCAGTAGCAAAGCACAGCCAGACCAAAACCAACCAGCCACAGAAGGAAGCCGCATAATGAACCTCGAATCAATCGCTAAATACTTTGCGCCTAAATCACCGATGTTCAGTGACTCTCCTCGCGCAACCGCATCAGACAGTCTCACCGGCACTGACGTTATGGCGGCGCTTGGCCTTGCTGGCCACAAGTGCGGGTTTGGTTTCGATCTTTACCTCTCGAAAATCGGCATTAGCAGCCCAGATATAGCACTGGAGAGACTCTATGAGCAGGCACGTAAGTTATCAGGTAAATTCAGAGCACTGTCTGAACTCGATGAATCAGCTCGGTCAGGCGTGCTTAAGGTTCTCTGCGCTTTTGCATACCAGGATTATTCAAGAAGTGCTGCCAGCACTCGAAAATGTGATTGCTGTGATGGTGGCGGATTTACAGAGGCGCAAGTGTTTACCAACAAGGTCTCATACCCATGGGGGAAACCGCCTTACTGGTCGAAAATGTCGCGTGCCGTTCGCCCAAGCGACTGGGAGAGCTGGACACAGGCGCGTGAGGTGGTGCGAGTTAAATGCAAGCCGTGTAACGGAAAAGGCGTTATCAGCAATTCGTGTCGCTGCCATGGCAAAGGTAAGGTGCTGGACAAGGCAGAAAGCGATCGCCAGGGCGTTCCGGTGATGAAAGCCTGTGACCGCTGCGGTGGAAGAGGTTACGCCAGACTGAAGTTCTCAACGGTGATAGAGGGAATTAATACTGTTGCGGAGATAAAGAAAACGGCGGCTTATGACCAACTTCAGCCGCTCTTTGAGGAACTTGTCGCCGAATGCCATAAGCAGGAGTCTATGGCTGATGCCATTCTCTCAAAAGTAACGAGATGAAAATAATTTTCTCTGATATTGAAAATATATAGGAAATAGGTATTGCATTTCGCGGAAAAACTGGATAGATTCATCTCTAACGCTGGGAATCCGTTCAGTCGTTCCGAAGCCAAAAAAATTCAAGCCCGAGGTTAACGCCTTGGGCTTTTTTATTTGCGGTACGCCGCACACAGAACCCACTACCTGGGACCCTTAGGCCGAAGAGCCGACATTGCCACACCCTCATCTTCCCGGCCTGTCGCCGGGTTTTTTATTTGCGATGTCCGGTCGTTGTTTCCTAGCATCCTTCCACTCTACACAAACAGCACCCCGTTCTTTCGGAGGTGATATGGCTAAACGTATGCAAGATAAAGAAAGCATTGCCGGGATGTCCTGGCTGGTTCTGCTGATCATTGCTTGCTGGGGTGGACTTGTCCGCTACCTGATAGATGTGAAGCAGAGCAAGGCAGCATGGAGCTTGATCAATGCTCTTGCCCAAATGGTGGTTTCAGGGTTTACCGGCGTTATTGCTGGTCTGGTGAGCATTGAAAGCGGACTCAGCATTTACATGATACTGGCCACTTCCGGAATTAGCGGGGCAATGGGTTCTGTTGCTTTGACCTATTTCTGGGAGCGCATTACCGGAGTTAAGGCGCCATGACAGCAGATCAGATTATTGAGGGCATCCTCGGTAAAGAAGGGGGTTACGTAAATAACCCGAATGATAAAGGCGGCCCAACGCGCTGGGGTATCACGCAGACTACCGCCCGCGCATATGGCTATAGCGGCGATATGAAGGCGTTACCACGGGATACAGCCAAAGCAATTTATCTGTCGCAATACTGGACTGAACCGAAGTTCGACCGCATTGCCGAGTTGTCGCCAGTAATTGCACAGGAATTGTGTGATACCGGCGTGAACATGGGACCGCGTGTCGCCAGTACATTCCTGCAGCGTTGGTTATCGGCGCTGAATATGCAGGGCAAGCTATATCCGGATCTGAAGACGGACGGCGCGATCGGCGATCTCACCATCGCCGCCCTGAAAAGTTATCTCGCCGTTCGTGGCAAAGATGGCGAAGCCACGCTGCTAAAGGCGCTGAATTGCAGCCAGGGGGCTCGCTATCTTGAGCTTGCTGAAGCTCGGGCGGCAAATGAAGATTTTCTCTATGGTTGGGTAAAGGAAAGAGTGGAACTATGAACTATCTCATTAACCGGCTGAAAGAGCCGTCAACCTGGCGCGGCATCATTTTGGTCATTGCTGGCGTATTTGGCTACCAGATGCCGCCGGACATTCAGGAAACCGTCATCGCTGGCGGCGTAGCGCTGGCTGGCGTTGTTGGCGCGGTTATGCCGGACAGCGTTAAGAAGTAATCAATCAGCAACCAACCGAAAAGGCTACGAAATGAGTGAAGCTAAACCGCAGGACGGCAGCACCGTAAAGGGCTATCGCAAACTTGATGAGAAAGATATAGCCAATATGAACCGGCTGAAAGAAATTAGCCGCCAATTCATCGCGCAGCTGGAGTTCCTTAAAGGTGGTGATGCTGACCCACGCTGGATCGCCATGGCAAAAACTGAAATGCAGAAAGCTTGTATGTTCGGATGTCGCGCTGTTGCTCAACCTGATGACGACTGTTAGGCATTACAGAGCCACTTCAAGAGGTGGCTCGATAATGTCACAACGAGGTAATCCATATGCGCACTACTGGGATCCTAATGGCGGAAATTACGCTTCGCCCACATATGAAGCCGCTGCTCATCCTTTCAGTGCTTTTGCGCTGGGGCTGGCTCACTAAGAAGTGTATCCGGATTAGCCCTGGAATTGGAAAGAAGACGTGATTATAAAGTTCTGCAAATTGCGTCTGAAATACGCCATTGACAGAGTTTTATATAAGTTTGTTGATGCATTGGTGTCGAAATTACCGAGCAAGTATCTTCGGTGCCCAGAGGATTGTTCTGCATGACTGAAAATGACAATCGCAGACCATACCCTCCCGTCAACTTCACTGGCGAAAACTGGCTGCCATATACCCGGCTAATCCCTGCTGCCGAAATCGGCGAATGGGTAAATCAGAACATCCTCTCTGAAGACGGGCGAATCCATAATCACGACCATACGCACTTGCTCGACGCTGATGTCGCGTTCATGTGGGCCTCTGGCTCATTCGCCAAAAGCGGGCGCATTGTGCTTGGTCAGTGTGAGCAGGTAATGATGCGCGCCGGCGGCTGGCAGAAGTCCCGCATGGAACAGCAGATGCATGAATGGTTCGGACGCATACCGAAGTTCATCATCACCCTGGCTGCCGACTACTGCGAGCAATGCAACGATCTGGAGTTCTGCGCACTGGTGGAGCATGAGCTTTACCACATTGCCCAGGCTACCGATGATTACGGCGCGCCGAAGTTCAACAAAGAGACCGGGATGCCGGTTCTGAAGCTTCGCGGCCATGACGTCGAAGAGTTCGTTGGAGTGGTCCGGCGTTACGGCGCCAGCAAAGACGTGCAGGAAATGGTTGATGCGGCGAACAGGCCGGCGGAGGTTGCTCATATCGATGTTGCCAGGGCGTGCGGGACGTGCATGCTGAAGCTGGCGTAAATTTGGAATGCTTTGGAAGGATGGTGATGTATGGCTGCACTAAAACCAGAAGTGAAAGCCGCCATCGTTCAAATGCTTGCGTGCTATGACACCCTGTCGATTGTGGTCGAGGCCATCCAAAAAAATTTTGGGATAAAAGTAACTCCTCAGCAGGTTGAATCACACGACCCGACGAAGGTTAGCGGTAAGGGATTGGCTAAGAAATGGGTAAACCTTTTCAATGCTACCCGCGAGCGGTTCCAGACCGAGATTTCAGATATTCCGATCGCCAACAAAGCCTATCGTCTCCGCGCGCTTGACCGGATGATGACTCGCGCCGAGGGAATGAAAAACATGGCGCTGGCTGCCTCGCTGATGGAGCAGGCCGCCAAAGAGTGCGGGGATGCGTACAGCAACAAACAGAAGGTCGAGCACACCAGCCCGGACGGAACCATGACTCCGCAGCCGACCATCATCCAGCTACTCCCCGTTGAGCCGAAAGCATGAGTGAAGCTGTTCAACTGCCGATCCCCGCCAAGCTTGCGCCACTGTTCACTGCCGTGAATAAGCGTTACCGGTGCTCGCATGGTGGGCGTGGCAGCGCTAAGACGCGAACCTTCGCACTGATGACAGCCGTGAAGGCGTATCAGTCGATGATGAACGGTGAGAGCGGAGTGGTGCTCTGCGCGCGTGAGTTCATGAACTCGCTGGAAGAGTCGAGCATGCAGGAGGTGAAACAGGCGATCCTGTCTGTTCCCTGGCTGGCCGCCAACTTTGATATCGGCGAGAAGTACATTCGCACCATCGACAAGAGCGTTAACTATGTCTTTTGCGGTCTGCGGCATAACCTCGACAGCATCAAGTCGAAAGCGCGCATCCTACTCTGCTGGGTGGACGAGGCTGAATCAGTCAGCGAAATAGCCTGGCAGAAGCTTAGCCCGACAGTTCGTGAGGAAGGTTCGGAGATTTGGGTGACGTGGAACCCGGAGCGCGACGGAAGCGCAACGGATAAACGTTTCCGAAAAGAGGCTGGTGACGACTGCATCACCGTTGAAATGAACTACACGGATAACCCGTGGTTCCCCGACGTGCTGGAAGGTGAGCGACAGAACGATCAGCGCCGCCTCGACCCGGCAACATACGCCTGGGTATGGGAAGGGGCCTATCTCGAAAACTCCGATAAGCAGGTTCTGGCCGGTAAATACCGGATCGCTGAGTTCTCGGAAAATCTCTGGAAAGAAGCTGATCGCCTGTTCTTCGGTGCCGACTTCGGTTTCGCCAAAGACCCTAACACGCTGGTTCGTTCGTTCATCTTGCACAACCGGCTGTACATCGAATACGAGGCGTACGGGCAGCAGACAGAGCTCGACCACATGCCAGAGCTATACGACACAATTCCCGGATCGCGTGACTGGCCCATCAAGGCCGACTCCGCTCGACCCGAGACGATTAGCTATCTCAAGCGGCAGGGATTCAACATCTCAGCTGCCGAGAAATGGCAGGGGAGCGTTGAGGACGGTATCGCCCATCTTCGCGGTTTCGACGAAATCATTATTCACCCGCGTTGCAAGAACGTGGCGCGTGAGGCTCGCATGTGGTCGTACAAAACGGACCGCATCACCGGTGAGGTGTTGCCGAAGCTCGCCGATGGCTATGAGCACTGCTGGGACGGTATCCGCTACAGCCTCGACGGTCACATTAAGCGTAAGGGCCAGATGGCCGGGATGATGATTCCGAAACGCCTTCGCTAACCAAACGGAAAAACCATGACTGACAAATTAACTCTCGCCGTCAACCATGCGTTGAACGATGCGCGGATGGTGCGCGCCCGTATGGGGCTGTTGGCACCAACGATGGGTTTGGACAACAAGCGCCATTCAGCATGGTGCGAGTATGGCTTCCCTGAGCAGGTAACCTACGAAAACCTCTATGCCCTTTACCGCCGCGGTGGTATCGCTCACGGTGCAGTTGAGAAGCTGGTGGGCAAGTGCTGGCAGACGAACCCGGAAATCATCGAGGGTGACGATGCCGACGAGAGCGAAAACGAAACTGCCTGGGAAAACAAGTCAAAGCAGGTATTCAACAACAGGTTCTGGCGATCATTTGCCGAGGCGGATCGTCGTCGCCTTGTCGGTCGTTATGCAGGCATCCTTCTGCACGTCCGCGATGAAAAAGACTGGAACCTTCCGGTTACCAAAGGGCGAGGGTTGCAGAAGGTTTCCGTGGCGTGGGCCGGATCGCTAACGGTGAGCGAGTGGGACACTGGGCTGAACTCGAAGACTTACGGTCAGCCGAAAATGTGGCAGTACGCCGAACGCTTGCCGAATGGTTCAAGTCGCCGCGTCAATATCCACCCCGATCGTGTTTTCATCCTTGGTGATTACTCAGACGATGCTATTGGCTTCCTTGAGCCAGCTTATAACGCCTTTGTGAGCCTGGAGAAGGTAGAGGGCGGGTCTGGTGAGTCATTCCTGAAGAACGCCGCTCGCCAGTTAGCACTTAGTTTCGACAAGGAAATCGACTTTGGCAGCATTGCATCTATGTACGGCGTTAAAGTAGATGAGTTGCAGGATAAATTTAACGACGCTGCACGCGAGATGAATCGCGGCAATGATGTGCTGCTTTCTCTCCAGGGGGCCAGCGTAACCTCCCTTGTTTCTCCGGTTTCTGATCCGTCTCCAACCTATAACGTAAACCTGCAAACAGCCGCCGCAGGAGTTGATATCCCGACGCGCATTCTGGTTGGTAATCAGCAGGCCGAGCGCTCCAGCACCGAAGACCAGAAATACTTTAATGCTCGTTGTCAGTCGCGCCGCGTAGACCTCTCTTTCGAAATAGAGGACTTCTGCGACAAACTTATCGATCTGCAAATCGTAGACTCAGTCAGCCAGAAGGCTGTTATCTGGGATGACCTTAACGAACAGACCGGTACTGAGAAGCTCACTAACGCCAAGACCATGGGCGAGATTAACCAGACCATGCAGGGCAGCGGCGAAGAGCCAGCATTCAGTCGTAAAGAGATTCGCACGGCTGCGGGCTATGACAATGATGACGAGGAGCCGTTAGGAGAAGAGGATGGCGACGAAGAAGACGAAGCCACCGATTCTGCCGCGTAACTATCAGGATCCGACTGGGGCCGATGCGCTGGAACGCCGGGCAATGAAAGACTTCGCCAGGCGGATGAATAAGATTGGCAAAGCGTACAAATCAGCACTCAACAAAATACCTTCCTCCCTCGCAGTAAACGCCAGATACGAATACCAGCTAAACCCAACGCTACTTTCCATCATCCTGAACGATGCCAGTTACCTGGTGGATCAGGTGCTGCTTGAAGGTGGCGATTACGACCTGTGGTTTTACGAGTACATCGACCTTGCTTCGGAGAAAGGGACCGGGCAGTCGTTCTACAACCTCAGCCAGCAGTCGACGGTGTACGCCGCTGGTCGTGAGTCGTTAGCGTCCATCCTCGCAAGCGACCCTTACCAGCAACGAATGGCGCTGGTGCATGCCCGTGTGTTTGAGGAAATGAAGGGGCTGACGGCTGACGTTAAGCGCGATATGGCGCGTGTGCTGACTGATGGCGTGGGGCGTGGTCTCAATCCGCTGGATATTGCCCGCAACCTGACGGACCAGACCGGTATCGAGAAGCGCCGGGCGAACCGGATAGCACGCACTGAAGTGACGACCGCGCTGCGCCGGGCCAAGTGGGATGAAGACCAGGAGGCGAATGACCTCTTCGGCATGAAAACTCTACTGGTTCACATCTCGGCTCTGTCACCGACAACGCGACATACACACGCAGTGCGCCATGCTCACCTCTACACCAATGAAGAGGTCCGTGACTGGTACAGCAAGGATGGCAACTCCATCAACTGCAAATGCAGCCAGCAGTCGGTGCTGGTGGATGCGGACGGTAAGCCGGAATACCCGGACACCATCACGAAACTCAAACAGGAATATAAATCGATGCAGGCGCGCGGTTACGCCTGGGCGGAGAAATAACTATGCCTATGCAGGTCAACATCACCACGAAGGTGAACAGCCAGTCTATCCGGCGCGAAACATACAACGGTCGCGAGCATCTGGTGCTGCCGAGTTACACACTCCCGGCGAACGTCGTCATGAATGGCGGGCTGTACACGCAAGAGCAAATCGACGCCCACTATAAGGGGCTGGAAGGCACCCTGGCGCCGCTGGGCCACCCTCAGGTTAACGGTCAGTTCGTGTCTGCTTTCTCCCCAGAGGGGATTAACGCAGGCCATATCGGCGCTTGGAACCGCAACGTCAAGAAGTCCGGTAATCGCATCTACCTCGAAAAGTGGGTTGATGTGGCTCGCGCTAATGAGTCGGAAGGTGGAAGGGAGCTTCTTGAGCGTGTCGCTGCCATTGAGCGCGGCGAAGACGTTCCGCCGATTCATACCAGCGTGGCCGCTTTCCTCGACCAGCTTGAACCGAACGAACAGCAACGCGCCACCGGTGCTGAGTGGGTAGCTGATATCCACGGCATGGACCACGACGCAATCCTGCTGCACGAAGTAGGCGCAGCGACACCAGAGCAGGGCGTTGGCCTGATGGTTAACGCCGATCTGGCTCAGCCGCTTAAGGCGAACTCCGGCGCGCTGGTGGGTGAATCCTACCGGGAGCGCGAACAGCGTCTCGATCGCGCAGCGAAAGCGAAGTTTGCGGCGGGAGCGGATGAATACGCCTGGGTTGCTGACTTTACCGACTCGCAGGTGGTTATCGTGCGAAATGGCGGAGATGCGCAGGTTTACGGTTATTCCGCTGATGGCGGGAAGATCACAATCGACGATACCGGAACCGCAGTAGCGCGCCAGGAGTCGTGGGTGGCGGTCGTCGCTAACAAATTCAAAGCTCTATTCACACCGCAGGAACAGCCTGCACCAAACCACAAAACGGAGGGCGACATGCCTTTAACCAAAGAAGAACTGGAACAAATCGGCAGCATGATTGGCCAGGCTGTTGCGACCAATACAGAAGCGGCAATTAAGCCTCTCGCGGAAAAGGTTGATGCGCTGCAGGCCAATCAGAAGCAACTCGCGGAAACCCTGACCGCCAACTCCCGTGCCGAAGAGAAAACAAAGCGCGAAGCGGTTGCGAAAGTACATGGCGATATCGTGGCTAACGCGCTGTCTGGCGATGCGCTGGACGCGATGTTCAAGTCGCTGGGTGAAGCTGCTCCGCTGGGCACCAACAACGCACAGCAACACAAAGAAACCGGCGCACCAGCCGCAGACGAACACTTCAAGTAAGGAGCCGGAATAATGCCACGTTATCGTCGCGTTAATATCGACGGTCAGTCTCTGTACAAGACCGAAACCCGCACTACGGCCGCCGCGCTGCTTCCCGGTACTGCGGCAACTATCAACTCATCCGATAAATTCGCTCAGGCCACCGCGCTAACCGGTCGCCTGTACATCATCGATGTCGGTTATCACCAGGGCCTGACTATCACTGAATCAATCCCTGCCGGTGATTCGGCTGTCGGCAACTACGTCGAAGAAGGCCGCGAGCTGGCGCTGCGTTGCCTGCCCGGTGCCTATAAGAAAGACAGCCCGATCAAGCTGGGAACTGCCGGTCAGTTCACCCTTGCCACCTCCGACACTGATTCAGTGATCGGCTACAGCCAGGATGAATACACCATCGCGGCCAGCACCACCGACTTCATTCGCGTGCGCATGCGCGTTGGCACTGTCGCCGCAGCTGGCGCGTAACAAAAGGACAAACACATATGTATTTCTCTAAAGAGACGCTGGCGACTAACTCCCGCCTCGGAGGGCACTGGAGCGAACTGTGGGCAAACCGCAACATGTGGAACCTGCAGAACGATTCCATCATTGCGGCTAACCGCGCAATCATGACGCCTGACATGCTGGCTTGTAACGCTGTTGGCGGTTTCTCCCGTGACTTCTGGGCTGAGATTGACAACCAGGTGCTGCAACTGCGCGATCAGGAAGTTGGCATGGAAATCGTGAACGACCTGATCGGCGTTCAGACCGTGCTGCCGGTCGGTAAAACCGCCAAGCTTTATAACGTGGTTGGCGACATCGCTGACGACGTGTCAGTAAGCATCGATGGTCAGGCGCCGTTCTCCTTCGACCACACTGACTACGCGAGCGACGGCGATCCGATTCCGGTGTTCACTGCTGGTTACGGTGTTAACTGGCGTCATGCTGCTGGCCTGAACTCTGTAGGCATTGATCTTGTGCTGGACTCGCAGATGGCTAAGATGCGTAAGTTCAACCAGAAGCGCGTCAACTACTACCTGAACGGCGATTCAAAAATTCATGTTCAGTCATATCCGGCGCAGGGCATCAAGAACCACCGTCACACCAAGAAGATTAACCTTGGATCTGGTGCTGGTGGTGCGAATATCGACCTGACTACCGCTGACATGACAGCGATCTTCGCGTTCTTCGGTAAAGGCGCATTCGGCACCACTGCACGCACTAACAAAGTCGCTGCATACGATGTGATGTGGGTTTCCCCGGAAATCTGGGCAAACCTGGCGCAGCCGTACGTGGTTAACGGCGTTGTAAGCGGAACTGTACTGCAGGCGGTGCTGCCGTTCGCGCCGGTAAAAGAAATCCGCATGAGCTTCGCACTGAGTGGTAACGAGTTTATCGCGTACGTTCGTCGCCGTGACGTGATCTCTCCACTGGTGGGTATGGCCGTCGGTGTTGTGCCACTGCCGCGCCCACTGCCTAACGTTAACTACAACTTCCAGATTATGTCTGCTGAAGGTCTGCAAATCACCGCAGACGATCAGGGCCTGTCTGGCGTTGTCTACGGCGCTAACCTGGCGTAAGGAAACAGCATGGCTAAATACGAAGTTGTGCGCCCATGGTTCGGCGTGAAGGTAGGGCAGGTGGTGGAGTTGAAAGAGCTTCACCCGGCGCTGAAGTCTAACGTCCGGCCCATGAATGGTGAGGCAGGCGGAGAACTTACCCCGTCGACGCCTGATGCCGGTACCGGTGAGAAATCTCGCAAAGAGATTATTCAGGGCCGCCTTACTGAACTGGGCATTGAGTTCAAAGGCAACCTGGGCGCTGAAAGGCTCAGTGAGCTGTTGCCGGATGGCGAACTCGAAAAGCTTTTCCCTGCTGAATAACAGCCGCCGCTAAGGCGGTTTTTTTATGCCCCGCTCCGGCGGGGTATTTCACGGAGTCGATAATGGTAACTCTCGAACAGGCGAAGGAATATCTGGAGAGCCAGGGAATTACCATTCCCGATTTTGTTCTTCAGGCTCTCGTCGACCAGGCCAACAGCATTCAGGAGTGTCTCGATGCGCATTATCCTGCATCGACCGCGCTGCTGATTCAGCTCTATCTACTGGCGCTTATGGGGCTCGGGCAGGGGGATAAGTACATCTCCAGCCAGACAGCTCCAAGCGGGGCGTCTCGCTCGTTCCGGTATCAATCGTTTACCGATCGCTGGAAAGCATCAGTGAACCTGCTGCGCGGGCTGGATAAGTACGGCTGCGCCACTGCCCTTATTCCTGCTGACCCTACCGCCGCCCCGGCATTTGCTGGTATCTGGATCGGGAAGGGCGGCTGTATGTGCGGGGGTAAGTGATGACGTACAAATCAGTTAAGCACGGCCTGCCGCGTTCTTTCACCCGCGTCTGGGTGATGACCGACACCGGGCGGGAGACTACCGGCTACGTTAAGTCGGACGGCGAGTGGCATATCAACTGTGAGCGCATCCGGGCGACCGGCGCCAAGGTGCTGAGCTGGAAGGAGGGCTGATGTCGTCTACTGCTTCATGGTCATACAACAAGCCATGCACGATATGGCGTAAGGGTGCTGGCGGTAATGACGAGTGGGGCGATCCTGTCGACCCATACGAACCGCCTGAAACCATCATGTGCGACTACATCGGCGGCCTGTCTGCAAAGCTCGGCTCCATCGGTAAAGAGGTTGTCGTAAAAAACACCTTCTTCACGGCTTACGCTCTGGCCGATGAGGGTGATTACATCCTCATTGGTGTGAGCACTGAACCAGACCCTGTCGTGGCCGGTGCCGATGAGGTTCGTCACGTGACGCGCTGGAACGATACTCTAGACGGCCTGGAAGATGACTGGGCGATAATTACGGGAGTGTAGCAATGGGGATCAAAGTTCGCGGCGCGGCACGTGTTGAGCGCAATATTGACCGAATTCTGAATGATATTCAGGGTCGAAAAATCATTCGAGCGCTCCAGTCGGCGATGATTCTGGGGGCGGCAAGAGCGGCGCTCTACACACCGATCGACACCTCAGCACTTTTAAATAGCCAGTTTCGCGAAATCGTAACTGACGGAGCAGTAATCACAGGCAGGGTGGGTTACTCGACCAACTATGCCGTTTATGTTCATGACCCGGCCAACCCGCAGAGGTTCCGTCGCTCAACTGCTAAAAAGGAATTCCTCACTCTTGGGTTTGAAGAGGAGCGATCTGCCATCGATGATGTTGTGCGTAAGGAGCTTTCACTATGACACCCATGATGCACGAACGGGTGCGAAATATGTTCGGCGACGCCGGTCTAACGACCGGTTTCACGGTGCAACAGCTGATGTTTGATGACCCAGGTGACATGTCGAAGGCGATCATGGTGTTCAGGCCAAACGGCGGCTCGAATATCCGTACAGACCTCGGCTCTGAGTATCACGTCCTGGTCGACGTAGTAGGCGCAAAAGATAAGCGCAAAGACGCACTCAATGCCGTACAGCGCATCGTCGATTACGTCCAGGCCAACCCCATGGCTGACGAGTGTGTCGGCTACATCCAGAACATGGGCGCAATTCCCGCGCCGGTGCTCACAGAAGAAGGGCGAATAGTCTTCCGATTGCAATTTGCATGCACGTTTGGCGACTAGCCATTCCCAACCAAATAACCCGCTCCGGCGGGTTTTCTTTTATACGTCAAAGAGGAGTTTCACATGGCTAATTGCCAGAACTCGAACGAGCGCCTGTTCGGCGGTGCGGTCGTGCTGGAAGTCGCCGATGGCTGCCCGGACGTCAAGCCACTTGAATCTGAGTGGAAGGCGCTGGCTGCTGGTACGTCGAAAGGCTTCGACTTCAACCCGAACTCGGTTACCTCTGATGCGGATGACGGCGGCGGCTATGTCGAGACCATCATCACCAACAGTGACTTCACGATCAGCTTCGAGGGAGAGGTTCGTAAGAAGGATAAGCTCGATCAGTATGGCATTGGTAAATTCATTACCTACTTCGCTACCGAGTTGAAAGCGAAACGCCAACCAGGTCTGTGGGTAAGGATGGATTATGGCCCGGTTGAGTTCGTTGGTTATATGAATATCAGCGCACTCAGCTCAGACGGGGGTAGTAACGACATCGTCACGTTCTCAACCGAGTTCAAAGTCGGTGACGCGAGCACTATTGAAGTGAACGAAATCACTGCAGTTGCTGTGACTGGCGTGACGGTAACCCCGACAACCAGCACCGGCACGGCGGGCGGTACCAGCACCTTCACGGTGAACATCGCACCAACCGGTGCAACCAACAAAGACTTCACTGTAGCGACTACCGACGCGACCAAAGCAACGGCCACCGCATCCGGCAACACCGTTACCGTGACGCGTGTCGCCACCGGTAGCGCGCAGATCATCATCAACACCGAAGACGGCAACTTTGTGGCCGTGCATACGGTTACCGTTACGTAACGGACATTCCAAAGGGCGGCGTGCTGCCCTTGATAATGACCGCTAAACGGAATTGACCCATGATCCCATTAAAAGAAATTGGCGAATTCCTTATTGCTGCTGGCGAAAAGGAATACTTTTTCCGTCCATCGTTTATCAATATGACTCGAATAGGCGAGCCAAAAGATATCGTTACTGCTTTCTATGATCTTCATCATGATGAAGTATCAGATCTTATAAGGTCGGCCATCAATGCCTATGGATTGGTGCCTGAGTGGCTCATTCAGCATATAAGAACAACCAGTTATGGGAAAAAAGCAATTATGGCTGCAATGACGGTGCTTTCATCCTGTTGCGACACAGACGTTACCCCATTGATTGGTGAGCTACGCATAGCCAAAACCAAAGGAAAGCCATTCAAACTCCGGCATGGGGCAATGGATGAGTTTGATATGGTTGTGATTGCGCAAGCACTAATAACGCACGGCGTTATTGGGAAAGCCAGGATAAGAAAGCTACAGCGCCATGAGAATACCAGCACGACATCTGAATTTAATGCATTCGAGTATATCAGCGCAGCCAGAAATCATTTTGGTGTGAGTCGGGATGAGGCGGAGCAGCTTACTATGACTGAGTTTCAGTATTTAATTGCTGCCAAATACCCGGACCAGAAAGGGTTTACCAGGGAAGAATATGACTCAATAGCAGAGGATTATTTAGCCAAAAAAGCAAGAAGAGTGTCGATGGCTCAGCAGGCGGCATGAGCTGTTCATTACAGTAACCTCGCTCAGGCGGGGTTTTTTATTGCCCGGAGATTAGATTATGGCTGGTACTGTCAGCGCTGGAACGATTGTTTATGAAGTTGACATGGACACCGCTGGGATCCTTCAGGGACGCCGGGATATTGATGCCGCGTTGAATGGGCTCAACGGTAGCATGGGCCGACTTGAAGCGGGATTGAACCGCACTGAGCGATCCCTGTCTTCGATTGAAGGCACTATGTCCAGCTTAACCGGCGTCGCGAAAGCGCTTATTGCTGCTCTTTCTGTCCAACAAGTTGGCGCATATGCCCAGGCATGGCAGGACCTCAGCAATAAGCTTGCGAACGCCGTCAGGGATTCCGTACCGCCGTTTGAAACACTGGCTGATGTTACAGAGCGAGTTTTTGACATCTCTCAAAAAACTCGCTCAGGTCTCGATGCCACGGCCACTCTCTATGCACGTCTCGAGCGATCAACACGGAGTTATGGTGTCAGTGTTGATGACATTACCAGGCTGACAACCATTATTAACCAGGGTTTCGTGGTCTCAGGGGCAACAGCCGAGGAGGCAAGTAACGCAATCATTCAGCTTGCTCAGGGTCTGGCGTCCGGCGCTTTAAGAGGTGATGAATTTAACTCTGTGAACGAGCAGGGTAACCGGCTCATGATTGCTCTTGCTGACTCCATGAATGTCAGCATTGGGGCACTCAGAAACATGGCTGCCGAGGGCAAGTTAACCACTGATGTGATCGTGAATGGATTGCTCTCTCAGGGCGATAAAATTGGGCAGGAGTTCGCTAAAACTACCGCCACGATCAGCCAGTCTCTTGAAATTGCCAACAACAATATCACGAAATTCTTTGGCGAGAATGCCACTGTAAAAACTGGCGTCAAAATATTCAGTGACTCAGTCATTTCTCTAAGTGAAAACCTGGGCGTTCTAAGCACTACACTCACGATTGTTGCCGGCGTAATGGGTTCGCGGTATGTCGGTGCGCTGACTATGGCTACCTCAGCGAAAATCGCTGATATCGCAGCATCCCGTCAGCAGGTTGCAGCAGACAATCAGACGGCACAGGCTGCTCTGGTAGCCGCTAATTCTGCTCAGCGTAAGGCTCTGGCTGATAAAGAGGCCGCTCTTTCGTCTCTCGCGCTGGCCCAGGCTGAGTATAACGTGGCAAAAGGTAGCGCTGCTGAAATGTTAGCGCTTGATGCCCTAATAGCTGCAAAAACTCGGGCGACCACCGTATCTCTCGCTCTTGCTGAGGCTGAAACAGTCCAGGCTGCCGCATCAGCAAGAGCGGCGGCAGCGGCACGTGCAGCATCTGTTGGTATTGGTCTTGCTCGTAATGCTCTTGCCCTCATAGGTGGTCCAGCGGGGGCGGCTATGCTTGCTGCCGGAGCTATCTTCTATTTCTGGCAGAAAGCTCAACAGGCAAAAGAGGAGGCTATCGCCTTCGCCGATGGTCTGGATAAGCTCAACGCCGCCATGAATGCAATGTCGAACACGCAGCTGCGTGGGGCTATTGCAGATGCCAATAATTCTATTCGAGCTCAGAAAGAGGATGTAGCAGATCTGCAGAGTGAAGTTGACTCGCTGAGAGACAGATATCAGAACTTTACCCCGGCAGCGCAGGAAGTTGCTGAATCTATGGGGCAAGGTGCTGATTTCGCCCGTCAACAGGCGGAGGTGTCTGATGAACTGGCGCGTAAGACGCGAGATCTTGAGGCCGCAAAGGATAAATTATCCCGGACAGAAGAAACTGCGTCAGAGGCGACACGCACACTCACGAACAACATGCTTACGGCGATGGGCGTTCATGATCAACTCATCGAAAAATCCTGGTCTCTCGAGCAAGTTCAGGGTGCGGTAGCGAAAGCCTTTGGTGATACAGCTGATGAAATAAACCGGGCCAATCAGGCAGGGAAGAATTTTGATCCGAAAGCACTGCAAATTTCTCCGGCCACGAAAGAGGGCGATAAGCTCATCCTCAATCTTGAGGAGCAAAACGAACTTCTTAAAATTCAGGATGAGCGACAAAGAGCCGTTGTTAAAGCTCAAATGCAAGCCGCCAAGGTAACTGATAACAAGAATCAGATATCATCAGCTGGAAAGCTTGCTGGAGAAAACTACGACCTGCAAAAGGCCGAAGAAGCCAGAAAAAAAGCTCAACAAGAGAGTGAGCAACAGGGGAAAAAATCAGCGTCTTCTGCTGAATCTGTTGCTCAGAAGCTGGCGAACCTGAAGCAGCAAGCCGAACTGGCGGCGGGGTCAACTCAAGAACTCAGCAGAGAGCAGGCCATGCTTAATGCCGAACAATCTCTTGGGAAAGGCGCAACTCAGGCCCAGATCGCACAACCCCGTCAGTATGCTGCAGAGAAATGGGATACGGCCAATGCCATCAAGGCCGAGGCAGCCGCGCAGAAGCTTCTACCAGAAGCGCGCGAAAACGCCAGCTATAAGCAGGATGTTGATGACCTGAAAACCGCTTTGGCGGCCAAGAAGATTAGCCAGGAGCAGTACGACAAAACTGCTGAGCGGCTTGAGGCCAATCATCAGGCGAATTTGGCGAAGATACGAGCTCAACAGGTTGTAACCCCGCAGCAGTCCGCTAAGGGTGAGGTAGATCCGGTTCAGAGGCTTGCTAACCAGCACGCTCAAGAGTTGGCGTTAATCCAGCAGTTTGAAAGCCAGAAGGGGCAGCTAACCCAGCGAGGCCTTGAACTGACGAATGCGGCCAACAGGAAGTATGAGCAGGAGAGGATTGCAGCTCAATGGGAGATATTCAGAAACCAAAATGCCGGGACGGAAGCGCTGGCTGCTTCAATCGACGCGCTGGCAGGAAATGCTTCCAACGCGTTAACGGGAATTATCACCGGTAGCATGACGGCCAGTGATGCAATGCGCTCTCTTGGTAGCACGGTTCTCAACAGCCTGGTTAATACCTTCGTGCAAATGGGCGTGGAGTGGGTCAAGTCAGCAATTATGGGATCGGCGGCACAGACATCGGCCATTGGAACCGTAACGGCAGTTCAGACTGCAGCGACTGGTGTTCAGACGGCGACGAGTGTTGCTGCAGCTGGGACAGTGGCGGCGGCATGGACCCCGGCGGCGATCCTTTCCTCAATAGCCTCAATGGGTACGGCGGCGGCGATCGGTCTCGGCGCGGTAGCGGGCGTTATTGGCGCTAACTTGCTCGGCAAGCGTAAGAATGGCGGCCCTGTATCGGCTGGCGGGATGTATCAGGTCGGCGAAGGCGGCATGCCTGAGATTTACCAGGCCAGCACCGGAAAGCAGTACATGATTCCGGGCGACAACGGCAAGGTGATCAGCAATAAGGATATGCAAGGCAGCGGAGGAATAAACGTTGTTTTAAACGTTCAGAACTATAACGGTTCATCAGTGGATGCGCAGGCAAGCTCTGATGGCAGTGGAGGTCTTACCATCGATATGGTCATAGCCGATCTGAATAATGGTGGGCCAATGAGCCAGGGGATAACCACCAACTTCAACGTCAAACGCACGCCAAGGGGGCAGGGCTGATGCCAATTATCGACTATCCCGACTGGCTGCCGCTGGCGCAGAAGGCCAGCAAAAACATGACGCTCGATACCGGGTTCCAGACCGATCAGCCAGCGGTCGGCCCGGCTATCTTCGAGAATCAAACCGACGACCTGAAGGTGACCTGGTCACTTACGTGGATATTCACGCTGGCGCAGGAGCGCGCATTCCAGCAATGGTTGCGCAGCCCGAACTATCTCAACCGTGGCCTGAACTGGTTCCGGATGAATATCAACCTGGGTGGTAGTGGCCTGCAATTGCAGGAGCTTCATTTTACGCAGATGCCGGTGCAAACCAGTATCGACGGCGGGGTGGTGACCTGGACGGGGACCGTTATTGCGAACCACCTCTACAACGCCGACGACGAATTCGACGACATCATTGTTGAGCTGCCGCCGCCGTGGGATTCGTGGCTGGATATCGTTGTCACTGGTTATCCGGATGGGCGCGATCCGGAATCACTACCGAGGATGCCGTAATGCCGAGCTTCAGGGAGTATAAACAGCAGCGCCCGACGCGCGGTCTGTACGACACCATCACGTTCTACCATCCATCCTTTGGCTATGTGCGCCTGGTCGATAAGCAGTTCTTCCCGAAGACCCTTGGCGGCCAGACGTACACGCCAGCGCGCTTTGAAATCGAAGAGAGTCAGCAGAGCGGAACGCCGGTGATAGACGCGACGGTGAAGCTTGGGCGGCTGTCGTCGGATATCAAAGCGCTGATGAAGCAGTGGAAGGGAACGGCCCGTCTGACGGCCATCACGGCCACCAGGCAGATCTTCGACAGCGGCGACGTGTCGGTACCGATTAAGTCCTGGCAGCTCTACGTCAAAACGGTCGACATCGACGCCGACGCCGCATCGGTCACTCTGTCTGTGACCAACCCGCTCAATAATAATATTGGAAAATTATACGATCCCCGCGAATACACTGGACTCCAGTACCTATAAGGCACGCGCATGACTAAAGATGAATTTATCCGGCGGTTTATCGGCGTGCCGTGGGCTAACCGGGCCTGCTCGTTCGAGAAGGTGGATTGCTGGGGCTTGTGCGTGCTGTATTACCGGCACGTTCTCGGAATTGAGCTGCACCAGACGCCGGACTACGAAGCCGGTGAGGACTTCTTCACCTGCTATCAGGGTGATGTTGTTTTCTGGCGCCCGGTCGATAAGCCGGTCGAGGGCGGGATATTCGTCGGGTATCGCGGCGCGCAACCGGCACATGTTGGTCTGGTGCTGAACAGGCAGGCACTGCACTCGCGTGGCGAGAACGGAAGCGTACGCATGGACTCGTTGCTGGTCATTCAGCGGGCATTTACAAAGGTGGAGTATTTTTCGTATGGCGTTGATTGAACTCCAGCGTTTCCCGGGAACGCCAAAAGAACGCTACAGGGTGCCAAATGGCACCCTTTTTTATGACTGGCTTGCGGCCAATGACGCTACCTTTCACCGCGATCTACTGATCGTCCGCAACGGCGTAAAGTTGGGTGATGACGACGAACTGGCGTTTGAACTGAGCGAACTGGACAACGTCCAGATTTTCGACCAGCCAAAGGGTATCGTCGGGGACATCCTGAGCCCGATCTTTAAAGTGGTGGGGCAGGTATTTTCGTTCCTGGCGCCGAAGCCAGCCATCGCCAACAACGGCGGTAATACCGTCGACTCGCCGAACAATAGCCTGACCGGTCAGACAAACACTGCGCGTGTTTACAAGGCAAAGCCGGACATCTACGGCCAGATTCGTTCGTTTCCGGACCTGATCCAGGAATCGGTTTTCGAATACGTTCACCAGACGTCTACGGATGGCGGCCTGAAGTACGTCACCGAGTGGATGTGCGTCGGGATCGGCAAATACGATTACGAGTCTGTTCGCTACTCAGAATCGAGTCTTGGCTCTTTGGCCGGTGCTGAATTCCAGTTCTTCCAGCCTGGCGAGGTAATCCCTCAGATCGTAGAGGGCTACGGGTTCGATGACGTTGACGGTCAGGAGGTTCCCGGGCAAAACGAAGCCAGCGATTTCCCTGTCGAAACAGCAACGGCAACCACTGTAGTCAGCGGCACGTATTCCGGCGGCCAGATTGCGATGAAAATCAAAAAGCAGGCCGAGTTCGATTACTTCATGGGCCTGATTCTGCCGCACGCTGTGACTTTCACCATCAACGTGACATACAGCACTGCATCCGGCAGCGTTACCACTGACGCGACATTCTCAGGCACGCTGATCTCCGCCGTTGAAACTAACGACGGTGCAGTGGTGAATCCGGTGCGCTGGTACACGTTTACGATGAACCAGCTGGAGGGGCCGCAGGATATCCCGGCGAATGCCACGATCAACACCACGAAGTTCATCCTCAACGACAATGAGGCACTGGTGGTCGGCCCGTTCTTCTCCCCGGTCGAGTCGACGCAGCTGTGGTTGCATACGCAATCCAGCCTGGGCGGGAAGAAAGAGACGAACTGGAAAGTTGTCATCTGGAAAATCGACGACGACTACAACCAGGTTCCGGGCACGCAGCAGACCTTCACGTACAGGCAGACGACGCCGCACCAGTCGACCAGCGAAGTGTTCTACCGCACCGACAAAATCACGCCGACCGGTGGCTTCGGGAAGTACGCGGTCAGCTTCCAGCGCACGGACAACTCCGGCGACGCATCACTGCTGAAGGTCGAAGAGATCCACAGCATCAACATCCGTACGAATGTCGTTCACCCGACCGACACGCTGGTACGGGTGAAGGTGAGGGCGACCGAGAACGCTCTTGGCAGCCGCGAGCGCAAATATAACGCGCTGGTGACGCGCCACACCATCACGTACGACCTTGACACACAGGCGGTGGATTACACGCTGCGGCCGTCGCGATCGTTTGCTGATGCGGTAGCTCACACATGGCTGATTATGGGTGAGCAGCCCGTTAGCAGCATTGACCTGTACGGGCTGTACTCAATCGCCGAAAGCCTGCCTGATGAACGGCTGGGTTACTTCGACTACACGTTTGACGATGAGAATGACTCTCTCGGTGACCGTGTCCAGGCGATCTGCAATGCGGCTTCAGTGGTAGCGTACTGGGATGACGGCGTGCTGACGTTCACCAGGGATCAGAAAGTTGATTACCCGGCGGCCGTATTCAACCGGGCCAACATGAAGACGGACGAGTACAAAATGACGTACGAGGCTACTCTTCCTGGCGGCTACGACGGCGTGCAGGTGTCCTACGTTCACCCAACCACGAACAACAAGACGTACATTAACTACCAGGTCCTGAACGGCTCTATCGTCGAGCAGGAAGCTGAGAACCCGAACAAACTGGAGATCGTCGGTTTTCGTAACGAGTACCAGGCACGGGAGCGCGCGCTGCGCGAAACTAAACGCCTGATCTACTCCAGGGTGAAGATGAACGCCAAAGTGTTTGAGGATGGAATCATTCAGGTTGGAAGCGTCATTCAGATGCCTGACATCTACGACAGTAACCAGCAACAGGGATACATCACCGGTCGTGCCGGGAATAACTTCGATACCAGCGAGCCGATCACGTTTACTGGTTCGATGTATGTGCTGGTGACCGACAGTCTGGGTAATCCCACGTTGCGCTATCCGGCGACAGCCCGCAGCGACACGAAATACGGATTCACCGCGGCAATACCCAACATTCAGCTCAACATATGGAACGGAGAAACTGTGCAGCTCCCGTCACGCTATCTCATTGCGACAGTGGAGGAACTGGACAGTCAGCTATGGACAGTCAACAGCATCAAGCCGAACACCGATAACACGGTATCTCTTACAGTCGCGGAATACAGCGACGCCATCTATCAATAAGAACCGTCCCGACCAACCAGACCCGGCCACCGCGCCGGGCTTTTTTATGGAATAAATATGGCCACGCAACCAACCAATCTGCCAGTACCAAGCGAATCTCCGTTCGATTTCAAATTTAACGCAGGGAAAATTGACGAGTTCGTCACTTCGATGGGATGGACCTACACTGATCGCTTTGATCAGAAGCACTACACCATCGAGGGCATCAATTACCTCGCGCAGCAGGCCATGAGCGCCTTCGGTTACGTTATCCTTACCGGGAAGACCTTCACCACCGGCGCGACAATCAACAACCCGAATGAGGTGCTGCTGAACACCGCCGACGGTGAGTATTACAAATGGACTGGTTCCTTTGCCTCCGGCCCGAAAGTGGTTCCAGCTAACTCAACCCCAGCCAGCACTGGTGGTATTGCGCCTGGGGCGTGGATTGGGGTAGGGGATTCTTCTCTGCGTGCTGCGCTGGCGGCTACAGGCGGGGCTGGGTTGGTTGGATTGTCGGTAGGATCTGTCTATCCTGCTGGTACAGTCGGTTCTGCCATTCAATACCGCACTCCTCAGATGTATGGTATTGAACCAAGCACCACAAACATCATTGGCTCCGGTCTGGATGCTATGTTTGCCGCCGGAGGGGATATTCGTTTCGAGAAGCCAGGGACATACATCACTGATAGAACATGGGTACTTAGAAGCGGAACCCGCTTGTGGGTTGGTCAAGGAGTAACAATCAAGCTTGCTAACGCTTCAAACGTACCGGTATTTAAGAATTACGCCTATGCCAACTCGGGAACAAATGACTCCTTCATAGAAATTTGGGGGCCAGGCACAATCGACTATAATGGCGCAAACCAGACTGTTGTCGGTCTTGGATCTATGGCGTCAATCCTTAAAGGAATAAGCAGCCTTAAAATTGGCGGTGGTATTAAAGTTATTAATGCCAACAAATATGCCTGGCTGATATGTAACATCACCTATCTCACGGTAGATGGTCTTAATTTTGACACTATCAGCGACGGCCTGCACTGCCAGCCACCAATCCGCCATGCCTACATTCGTAATCTTAAGGGGAAAACTGGCGATGATATGCTGGCATTTACTATCGGTGATTATGCTAACTATAACATTAGCGAACCAGGAGATTTTTCAAATATTGATGTTGCCGGGTTATTCTGCGAAAGCTCGTTATGCGCTGTGAAAATGACCGGTGATGGCACGGGTAACTTTGTCCGCTTCCGTGTTTCAGGAATCTATGGTGACACCCTGCACTCTGTTTTCCGCATATGGGGTGATACTAATCTGACGAAAACGATTGTTAAAAATCTTACTATAGAGGACATATATGCAATCCCAGGGGCAGCGTACAGCACTGTAGAAATTGATGACAGAGGTTTTGGTGCATCAGGTTACAGTATTGAGATTGACGAAATTCATATTAAGAATGTTTATTCTACAAATATAACTCTTGAAACTGTCAGATTTGCTGGTAGCTTCGGTTCTGTGATACATAATGCGATTCTTGATGGGTTGCCGAGGAGTGCAATTATTGCGTTTGGTGTTAATAACACAACTACTGCTGTTGACAATTTGACCGTAAAAAATGGAAATATTATTTTCCCTGATAATGCAAATGCGGCGGTTGTTGTAAATCGTGGAACAATTACGAACTTGAACATTGAAGATGTAGTGTGCAATTTTGTAAGCACAAACTATGGACAGGTCGCTAGATTGATAGCAGGTTGTACTGTGACGCGGTCTAACTGGGTCAATGTATATCAACTGCGTGGTCAGCGCGGGTGGAACCACATTACATCGGCAATGACTGGCAGAACAGAACTTAACCTAGTTAACTATACCTGCGATGGTGATGGACGTATCGCCCAGATAACTGGATCAACACTTACCATTAGGATGTCTAACTGTCGTCGCATTAATGATAGCGGCGCTCAGACTGCGTTCTTCGCAAGCGGCGGAACTATAACCCTTTCTGGTAGTATTGAAACCGGTTATAACACAATAGGAGCAAACTCTGGCGGTGTAATTAAAACCACGCCAGGCGTTCACAATATCCCATGTAACGTTGATCTTCTTACGTCTGTGGATGGTGCAAGCGTACATAATCTAAACGCCTCTCTTTCCTGTGGGGCTGGAAGGATATTGGTGCAAACCAAGGTATGGAAAAACCTTTTCTCTGGGGCTACATATACGAGCACAATCTAATCTAAAGGGCCATGGAAGGCCAAGCTAGTAAGCGTGACATATCAGATGAGACTGATTCAAATTTGAGGTATCATCTGGATATTTGACAGTTAAGGAATGTTAATGAAAACTTCACGCCGTAAACTTCTTGGTCTATTGCCCGCTACACTACTGCTTGGTGGATCGGCGGTCGCTAGCAACAAGAAGGTAAAGAAAGATTCATCATCGTTAAAAGAGGAAGGATTCCTAACCCCGCAGTTATACGGCATTGAGCCTGGTGAAAAGGTTTATGGCGAACAAATGGCAAAGCTGATCTCTTCAGGTGGAGATATTCGCTTTATCAAGCCTGGAGTTTATCTGACTGACAGAACATTGGTAATACCATCCTCTACTAGAATTTGGATTGGGAATGGAGTCACATTAAAACTTGCAGATAACTCAAATTGCAATATTTTTCAGAATTACGCATACCATGAGAATTCAGAAAAGCCAGACCAAACAATCGAAATTGCTGGTTCTGGTGAAATTGATTTCAATGGTAAAAACCAAAAAACATCTAACCTTACACACATGTGCAATATTTTAAAAAATATAGAGAACCTATATATTGGTGGGGGGTTAAAAGTCTTAAATGCGAATAAATACGCATGGCTGGTCGCTAAAATAGGTAATCTTACCGTTGATGGACTTAAGTTTGATACCTTTTCTGACGGTCTGCACTGTCAGCCACCAATCAAAAATGCCTATATACGAAATCTTAAAGGTAAAACTGGCGATGATATGCTAGCTTTTACTATCGGAGATTATGCAAATTATGATATTTCCGAACCTGGCGACTTCTCAAATGTTGATGTATCGGGATTGTACTGCGACTCAGCATTGTGCGCAGTTAAAATAACCGGTAATGATATTGGTGTTTTCGATAAATTCCGTATAACGGGGATCTACGGCAACACAAAGCATGCAGTATTTAGAGTCTGGGGTGATACAAATTTACTGAGCACGACTGTAAGGAGTCTTACTGTAGAAGATATCCACGCTATTCCTGCTGATGGATATCCAGTGGTTGATATTGATGATAGAAACTTTGCTTCAGGAAAGTTTGGTATAGAAATACAAAATGCAACATTCAGGAATATATACAATTCAAGCGTTAATGAACAAACTATTCGTATTAGCAGCACCGTTGGCACCAAGATTCACAATCTTTATATTGAGAACCCACCCCGCAAAACGATTTGCATTGTAGGAGTTAATCATAAAACTTCAGTTATAGGCAATCTTACTGTATGCAATGGATACACTGATTTCATAGATAATTCAAATAGTAGCATTGTTCTCAATAGAGGAACCATTGAGCGAATTGTCATTGATAACTACAAGGCGAAATTTCAAAATACTAAAAACGGATGTATCGCTAGGATGATTGGTGATTGTAGGGTTGATGAGGCCATTTTTAGCGGAGTATTACAAGAGAACGGTGTAAGCGGGTGGATAAACATTAACTCAGGAATGTCTACAGCAAGCAATCTAAATGTTATAAACTATACTTGCAATGGCAGAGGCAGGATTGCACAAGTATTATCATCTAAGCTTTTTTTGAAAATAACTAATACAAAAGTAATCAATGGGAATCCATCAGATAAAATATTTTACGTCAAAGGTGGGGAGATTACAATTTCAGGTGATGTAGATTGTGATTACAACACAATTGCTGCTGATAATGGAGGTGTAATCAGCACAAGGCCTGGAATTAATAATATCTGCTGTGACGTTTCATTGTTAAAAGCAAAAGAATCATCAGTTGTGATTAACACGAATAATTCTCTCCCCTGCGGGCTTGGTTTGGTTGTGTTCTCAGGTAACACATGGAAAAACTTAGCAACTGGGAGCGAATTTAAGATTAATAAATAATTCCCTTAAAAATTAAACGGTCAGGCCCGCAAAAGTGGGCTTTATGTTTAACTCTTGATTTCTTGACCTTACAAGTTATGCTGTATATGCATACAGTTATCTTGTGAGGTGATTATGCTACGCACAGCAGACATACATGCCGCCTTTGTAGCGGTCTCAGAGCCATCCCTTCCTCCTTCTGCAAATATCGTTGAAACGCAGGAAGGCTTTGATGTCATTGATAAAGCATTGTCATTCAATCGCGGAGATACATTGCTGATCTGGTTTTGCGGCCGCCAGCAGCACGCCTATTGGGCGGGTAGCGCGCTTATCACGGATGATGGCGAAGCCATCGAAGGAGATGCGCTGGATGACGTTCGCCTGGTTGGTGTGGTAACTCACACCATTAGCCCTGTGTGGGTAGACGACAATCCGGTGATGTGATGTTTGCCCTGGTGGATGTGAACTCGTTTTATGCGAGCTGCGAGACGGTATTCAGGCCTGATTTGTGGGGAAAGCCGGTTGTCGTGCTATCCAATAATGACGGCTGTGTGATCGCCCGCTCTGCTGAAGCCAAAAAGCTCGGCATTAAAATGGGTGACCCGTACTTCAAGTGCAAGGACTACTTCCGGCAGCATGGCGTGGTTTGCTTCAGCTCCAATTACGAGCTTTACGCCGACATGAGCAACCGGGTGATGACCACGCTCGAGGAAATGAGTCCTAGGGTGGAAATATACTCAATCGATGAGGCTTTTTGTGATCTGACCGGTGTGCGTAACTGCCGCGTTCTGGAAGAGTTCGGTCACGAGCTGAAAGATGCGGTGCGCAGGAATACCGGCCTTGCCGTAGGTGTGGGAATTGCTCAGACAAAGACGCTGGCAAAGCTCGCCAATCACGCTGCAAAAACATGGAAGGCCACTGGCGGCGTTGTGGACCTGTCGAACGTCGATCGCCAACGTAAGTTGATGGCATTGCTGCCAGTAGAAGAGGTTTGGGGAGTTGGCCGACGTATCAGCAAGAAGTTGGAAGCGATGGGCATCAAAACCGTGCTCGGCCTGGCGGACACGCATATTGCCGTGATTCGTAAACACTTCAACGTTGTTCTGGAGAGAACGGTACGAGAGTTGCGCGGCGAACCATGTCTCGAACTGGAAGAGTTCGCGCCGGTTAAGCAGGAAATCGTCTGCAGCCGGTCATTCGGCGAGCGCGTTACCGAGTACGAACAGATGCGGCAGGCAATCTGCAGCTATGCCGCGCGCGGCGCAGAGAAGCTACGCGGGGAGCATCAGTATTGCCGGTACATATCGGCGTTTGTGAAAACGTCACCATTTGCCCTGAACGAACCATATTACGGCAACAGTGCATCCGTGAAGCTGCTGACTCCGACGCAGGACAGTCGCGATATCATCAACGCCGCTACCAGATGCCTGGATGTTATCTGGAAGGATGGACACCGGTACCAGAAAGCGGGGATCATGCTCGGCGACTTCTTCAGCCAGGGAGTTGCTCAGCTGAACCTGTTCGACGACAGTGCGCCACGAGCTGGTAGTGAAAAGTTAATGGAGGTACTGGATCACCTGAATGCAAAGGATGGAAAGGGCACGCTGTATTTTGCTGGGCAGGGTATACAGCAGAATTGGCAGATGAAGCGTGAAATGCTGTCGCCTCGTTACACTACGAGATTTTCAGATTTGCTTGTTGTCCGATAA